ATTTATCGGTAAGACAACAAGGCAAACCAAACAGAATAATATTAATACTAAACCCAACGACAAAAGAGCATTTTATATACAAGCGTTTCTTTGAAGATAGAGGAGTTCAAGAGGGCAGCAATATAACCAAAGAAAACACTACATACATTCACACAACCTATAAGGACAATATAGATAATCTATCTAAAAGCTACATTGACCAAATAGAACAAATGAAGGTAAGACGACCAGACAAATATAAACAACAAATGTTAGGTTCTTGGTTAAACAAAGCAGAAGGAGTTATATTTAATAATTGGAGTGTTGGGGAATTTAAGCATATAGGAACAAGCGTATGGGGTCAAGATTATGGATTCGCAGCAGACCCGAGTACATTAGTTGAGGTTAATATTGATAGCACAAACAAACGAATATATTTAAAGGAATGTTTCTATTTACAAAGGTTGACCACATCACAAATAGCGCAGCTTAATTTAAAACACGCTAGAGAGGGTTTAATCATTGGTGATAGTGCCGAACCAAGACTGTTAAGCGAAATAAAAGCAAAGGGTTGTAATGTACGCCCAAGCATAAAAGGACAAGGAAGTATAACGTATGGCATTAGCTTACTACAAGATTATGATATTATTGTAAGTCCAGATAGCACAAATTTAATTAAGGAGCTAAATAACTATCGTTGGCTAGAACGCAAATCAAATACACCAATAGACAACTGGAATCATTTAATTGATGCGGTTCGTTATGCAGTAGGTTTTCAATTACAAAACCCAAACAGAGGTAAATATGCGGTGTCGTAAAACTGCACTACATATGAGGGTGCTTATAAAAACACTCATTAATAACAATAACATAGGTTAGCGCCTATAAAAACAAACAAGATGGCAGATATTATTACTGGAATGTTATAAATAAACCTTAGTATGTTTCACATCTATTTAGTCAGCTTTAAAATGACTACAATGATATAAATAAAACCTCTATTTAATTATAGGGGTTTTTTTTGTTTTAATACTTTCTAAAATATTACTTGTTTGTTTATATATTAGTATGGAAGTAAAATTAATCATACCAACATCTTTAAATGAAATCACTTTAGGTCAGTACCAAGAGTTTTCAAAATTAGATATTACAAAGGAATCAGAGGTCAGTTCTAAAATGATTGAGATATTCTGTAAAGTTCCTGTTGAGGTTGTTCGTTCAATGAAAGCAACCGATATAAAAGATATTTGCGAAGTTATAAATACAATGTTTGACGTAGAACACCAATTGATAAATAGATTTCAATTAGCAGGTCAAGACTATGGGTTTATACCAGACTTAGAAAATATGAGTTTTGGTGAGTATGTGGATTTGGATACCTTCATAGGTGACAATGATACACTTCACAGAGCGATGAATGTTTTATTTAGACCGATTGATTTAAAACAAGGCGCACGTTATACACTAAAAGATTACGATCCAGATTCAAACGAAGCTGCTAAGAATTATCCATTAGACGCTTGCTTTGGTGCGATGGTTTTTTTTTACGATTTAGGGAGGGACTTGTCGATAGCTATGCTGAACTCTTCGAGCAAACAGAACGAGGAGAATTTAGCGCAATATCTGGGTTCACTTCCAAATGGGGGTGGTACAATTCAATCTATGCAATCGCTGACGGAGATATTACAAGATTTGAAGATATCACTAAATTAAACGTTCACGAGTGTTTGACTTACTTAACGTACACAAAAGAGAAAAACGAAATTGAAGCAAGGAATATAAAAAGTAAATTTAATTAAATGGCAAAAACAGGAGTAAGAGGTTTTTATTTATTAACCCAAGCAATTAAAAATCAATTATTATCAGATGTAAATGTTAACACAGTTACAGAGGGTGATTTGTTTGACGTTGATTTATCTAAGCAGTCAATATTCCCTTTGTCGCATTTGATTATAAATACCGTTACAGCACAAGAAAGCGTTTTGAGGTTTAACATTTCTGTTTTATCAATGGATATAGTTGATGAAAGCAAAGAACCGACCACAGATATATTTATAGGAAACAATAATGAGCAGGACGTTTTAAATACACAATTAGCGGTTTTAAATAAGTTAGTACAAGTTTTAAGGCGTGGCGATTTATATAACGATAAATACCAATTAACTGGTGATGCAAGTTTAGAACCTTTTGTTGATAGGTTTGAAAACAAGGTAGCAGGATGGACGGCAACGTTTGATGTGTTTGTAAACAACGACATTGAAATATGCTAGCAGATAAAGCCATACAAGAGGAATTAAATAAGTTTGCTAAATACGTTATTCAACAAAGCCGAAGCAACCTATCTAAAAGCGATAAGAACGATACTAAGGAACTTTATAATAGTTTAGGTTACAATATAGAGTTAACACAAAAAGGAGCTGAATTAGGCTTTAGTATGGAACAATATGGGGAATTTCAAGATAAAGGAGTAAGAGGCAAATCGTCAAGTTCAAAAGCCCCTAATAGTCCGTTTAGGTTTGGTAGTGGAACTGGAAGGAAAGGTGGTTTAACCGAGGCGATGGAAGGTTATGTTAAAAGACGTAAAATACAATTTAGAGATAAAAAAACAGGAAAGTTTTTAAGTTATAAAAGTACGGCATTTTTAATATCAAGAAGCATATATCAAAAAGGAATTAAACCAAGTTTGTTTTTTACTAAACCATTTGTAGCAGCATTTAAAAGGTTGCCAGATGAATTACTACAAGCGTACTCAATAGGATTAGAAAAAGATTTAATAAAATTAACACAAAAATAAAATGGCAAATCAAATTAACTGGGGGGAAATATATTGTTATTCAAATTGGGGGGATGAAGCAAATAAAAAATCAGTTCCAGAATTCCCTGCAACTTGTAATCCCGTTGTAGAAGATGGCGTTTGTAATACTGTTTACCAATGGGATGATGTAGAGCCTGTATTCCCAGAAGTGTTTAATGTATCGATAAATCAATCGGGCGCTTCGTTTATAAATTTTAATGCCTATAACAGACCGACCAAGTTTGTTGTTGTTCAGGGTGGTGTTACTTTAGTAGATACAGGATATAGGTCAAGCGCTCCTTCTAGTTGGCAGGCTCAATTGGATTCATATTTAATTGCAAATGGATTGCCGACTGAAACAATTACACAACCTTCAGCCGAAGTTATAAATTTTAACATACCAAACACAAAAAGTGTTTTAGTTTATGTTTACGCGCCATTAGAGAAATCAGGGTTTTCTGGTTGGGAATTTAGAATTGGCTGCCCACAATAAAAAAAATAAATTATGGCAAAAATTAATGTAAGAAGTCCTTTTTATGTAAACCTAACCGCTAATAGGTTAACAGAGGTTGATATGGAATTGTGGGTTTATACTGGTACAAAGACAACTGACAGAAATTCAAATAATGGAACTTTTTTTAAATTAAATTCAACTGCCGTTTCTGACAATTGTACTTTTGAAATTTCAGAAATTGCGAAGGATTTTATACAACAAAATTTTACAGGCGATTATTATAATAATAATGTGTGGGTCGATTATAGAACTAGAAACTATATTGGAGGTGTTGCTCAGTCATATACAAGTTGGTCAAGTTACAGGGGGTTTTATGGCTATGGGTACTTCCAAGATGGTGCAAATCCTTCTTTAAATTTAGGTTGGCTTCAATCAAATTTAACCATTTTAAAATCCCCAACTGAACCACTTAAAATACCAATAGATACTGAACTTGTTAATAACGTCTCTTTTTACGAAGATAACGAACTTGTTTATTCTAAAGATATCACTTCTAGTTTTGAATCAAATGAGCAAATTGAATATATACAAAGTGATGGTTCGTCATTTATTGGCTTTAAAGAGCGAGTTTTAGCTGATGGAGGGGTTTATCAGAGCAGTGATTGTATTAGCTATTTAGAAGGGGAGATACCTTTTGATGCAGATACAGTTTACATAAATTCTATATCAGGAGACGTTACGGTTGTTAAAATTAAAAACATTGAGGAGTGTAAATACGAACCAATGAAATTAACTTTTGAGAATAGGTTTGGGGCTTTACAAGATTTATGGTTTTTTAAAAGAACCAATAAAACACTATCCACAAAAAAGGAAATGTTTAAAAGAAATATAATTGTAAACGGTGCATACAATGTAAGCAATCACCAAGCAAAGATATTAACTAAAAACGGCTCTGAAAAATTATCTTTAAATACAGGATTTTATCCAGAATTATATAATGACATTTTTAAAGAATTACAATTAAGTGAAGATGTTTGGATTACTATAAACAATCAAATTTTACCGATTAATATTGAATCAAGTGGTGTAGAATACAAAACGCAATTAAATGATAAATTAATAAATTATACCATAGATATATCTTTTGCTTTTGATACAATTAATAATATCCGATAGATGCAAATAATTGAATTATATATGAGAGGCAGTACTCGTATTGAAAGTATTGCTACAAGTTTTAACATACGACCTCCACGAATCACCGTAACAGATTCAAGGGCGCATTTTAATTCCTATGTAAAAGTAGGGGATATTTTCACGAATAAAGCGACTAACAAATCAACAAGGGTTACTGAAATAATAAGTGATACGACTTTAGAATTAGCATCCCCTGTTTTATTTGAGGTTGGTGACTATACTATTACAAGCGACTACATTCGTGTCGATTTGTTTGAAGATGAAAGTGTTTCTATTACCGACAGTATTTTAAATATTAGAGATATTAAAAAAATATTCAGTCCATTTTCTCAGCAGTTTAATTTGCCTGCTTCTAAAAACAACAATCTCTTATTTAAACATTATGAAAATTCAGACATTGAAAATAGTTTTGATGCAAGATATAGAACCGATGCTATAATAAAACTAAATGGAGTTGATTATAAAAAAGGAAAGATTTTATTTAAAAGCGTATCATTAAAAGATAATTCTCCACACGCTTACAAGGTTGTATTTTATGGTGAAACCGTAGAACTAAAAGAAATACTAGGAGAAGATGAGTTGTCAAGTTTAGAAACTCTTAGTCAATTTGATTTTAATTATGACTTCAACACAGTAGTAGGTAAATTTGACAATGAAACAGGCGGTGGAGGTGGGAATGATGTTATATTCCCAAATATACACCATAGCGCAAATATGCGATATACTGACGGTAGTTACAGGGATAACATTACAGGGAACGAACTTAAATTTACAGACTTAAAGCCTGCAATAAGAGTACAGAGAATAATTGAAGCTATATCAGAAGAATATCCTCAACTTAAATTTGAAAACGGTTTTTTTAATAGTCAAACTTTTTACGAACTTTATTTATGGCTTCATAGGGAAAAAGGTTTTTTAAGTAATGCAGAAGAAGGCGGTGGAATTAAAAAAATATACAGTAGATTTTATCAATATGGAAATCCTCCTTTTGTTTTGCAAAGTGGACTAGAACAAAGAAAATTAAAGGCTTTTGGTTGGAATCCAACAAATAGGCAAATGCAACACAATAGGTACAGATTGTCATTAGATGTTTTCGTTACAGATCAGAACGCCTCTTATAATATTGTTTTATTAAACAACAAAGACAGTAGCGAATTTATTAGGTTTGATGGACTAACAGGCAATCAAAACAATTTAACATATACAGTTGATTTTGAAGATAACGGCTTGAGCGAAGCTGATATTATGTTCGTTTATGAATCGGTAAATACTTTTAATATTCAACAAACTCTCGAGGTTACTAGGCTGCAAAGTCAGAATTGGGAATGGGTAGATGTTGAGACTTCAAGCTACTTAGCTGCAGCAAGTGGTTTAAACACAAAACTTGTAGTTCCTGCTCAAATGCCAAAAATGAAAATTATAGATTTTTTGAGTAATTTGTTTAAATTATTTAATCTTGTTGTTTACAAAGAAGATGATAATATTGTGGTATCAACGCCTTTATATTGGCAGGAATCAAGCACTAATTTATTTGACATTACTAAGTATGTTGATATGAGTACCTCAACGGTCGAAAGGTTGTTTCAGTATAAAAATATGGTGTTTGACTTTAAAAGTAAAAAAAGTTTTTTAATTCAATACTCTGACGAAATACAAGGCAATAAGTTTGCACAGGAAAGTTATGGTAATTCAGACTGGGATGGTGGTGATTACAAAGTTGAGGTTGATTTTGAGAAAATGATGTATGAAAGATTAACGAGTAGCCCTTATCAGGTTTTGACATCGTTTGGTCAAGGTGCAATGTTGGATAAAGATTTTAAACCAACAATCGGGAAGCCTTTATTATTTTACAGAGAAATAACCAGTACTGTTGAAACTTTTAATGTAACAGATGAAACAGGACTTAATAGTATATCTGTAAATCAATACAATAGACCTACACAATTAGCGCCCTGGACGTTTCAGGATTTTTTTAATAGAACATCTTTAAATTTTGGGATTGAAGCTGATGAGTATTTACAAGCGGTTCAGGGTATTGGTAAAAATTTATTTTCAGAAGGATATTTAAACTATGTTCAAACGGCTTTTGATAAACAAAGCAGACTTTTAAAAGTTACCGCTTATTTACCTTTGGGAATATTAAGTACTTACAAAATGAATGATACTTTTGTAATAAATAACAAACCGTATATTTTAAATAAAATAAAAACCAACTTACTTACTAACAAATCAGAGTTAGAACTTTATACAGAAAGACCTATTAATTCACAAGACAGTCAAAGGAATGTAAATCCAAATGTTGAAAAAGTAAAAGACCTCACTGTATCTAACATAACCAATAGCACTATAACAATAGATTTCACTGGTGTTGATGGTGGCGCTCAAGAAACAGGAGAGTATTATGTAAGGGTTGATGATTCTGACTATATGACAATCGGTGGCGTTTCAACTGGTCAAGCGGTCTCGCAAGTTTTAGGAAATTTAGTTGGCAAAACATTTAATTCAAATACTTTTTATCAAATACGAGTATCAAAGGTATATGACGATGGGGGAACGGTTTACGAGTCAACACCTTCAATGGTGGCAGCGCAAACATTAATTTAAAAAAAGTTATGATAAAATTAATAATTGAGAATTTAAAGTACGCAAATGGTGAGACTGAAAACCTTAGAATTGCACAAGGCAAATACAAATTGCCTACAACACTAAAAGAGGGTTACAAGGCTTTAAAACAAGAGATAAAATGGCAATAGAAAAAACAATAAATTTAAACGTTGATAGTAAACAAGCTACAAAGGGTTTAAAGGATTTAGAGAAAGGGATTGATGACGTAAATAAAGAAATAAAACAAACATCTGGAAATACCTCTGAAATGACAAACCAATTAGATAGGTTTTCAGGCGGTGCAGTAAGTGGTTTTAAAGGTGTTATAGGTGTTTTAAAGGGAGTTACAACTGGCTTTAAGAGTATGCGTGTAGCCATTATATCTACTGGGGTAGGTGCTTTAATTATAGGTATTACAGCTTTAACAGCAGCGTTTAAAGGTAGCGAAGAGGGTCAAAATAAATTCAATAAAATACTAAGTGTTGTTGGGGCTTTAACAGGAAATTTAGTAGATTTATTGGCAGATTTAGGCGAGGCTATTATAAACGCTTTTACAAATCCAATAGAAACAATTAAAGGTTTTTCAGATAGCATAAAGACTTATGTTATGGATAAAATCAACAATGTTATTGATGGAGTTGGTTTGTTTGGTGACGCTATTAAGAAAGTTTTTAGCGGAGATTTTAAAGGGGCTTTAAATGATGCTAAAGATGGCTTTGTTAAATTACATTCAGCTTCTCCTTTTGGAATAATAAAAGATGGTGTAGATGCTTTAACCAAGTCAACAAAAGAATTCGTTAAAGAACAGATAAACGAAGCAAACGCAGCTGCAAAAGTAGCTGATATGAGAGCAAAAGCAGATAAAATAGAAAGGGAATTAATTGTAGAACGTTCAAAGCTAGAAAGTGAGATAGCACAATTAAGACTAAAGTCGAGACAAGAGGAGCAATTTTCAGCAGAAGAAAGAAAACAGGCTTTATTAGATGCTCAAAAATTAGAAGATAGTTTATTAGATAAAGAAACTGAATTTCTAAAACTAAGGCGAGATGCTCAAATTCAAGAAAACACATTTAGTAGAAGTAATAAAGAAAATTTAGGTAAAGAAGCTGAAGCTATTGCAGCTGTAAATAGACAGGTTGCTGCTAGGGCAAACGCAGCTCGTCAAGTTCAAAGAGAGGTTAATACTATAAGTAAACAAATTGAAGCACAAAACAAAGCAGCAGCAGCAGAAGAAAAAGCTGATTTAAAAGAATTATCTGATTTAAAGAAAACATTAAGAGATGCGGAAGCGGTTTTTGAACAAGAAAAAAGAGAACTAGAGCTAATTAAAATTCAAGAACATTATGATAATTTAATTGCACAAGCTAACGAAAACAATATAAAAACCGATGAATTAGAAGCAGCAAGAGATGAGGCTAAATTATTAAAACAAGCAGAATTTGATGAAAAAGATTTAGCTGCTAAAACAAAAAAACAAGAAGAGGAACAAGCATTAAGGCAAAAAACCATTAATGAGTTATTAGCAGAAAAAGAAGCAAAAAAAGCTATACAAGATGGTGTTTTGGGAGTTGTAGAAAAAGGGATAGGAGTAGCTAAGGATTTAGCAGGCAAAAATAAAAAGGTTCAAAAGGCTTTGTTAATAGCGGAAAATGCGGCAGGGATTGCTAAAATATTAATTAATACGGCAGCAGCTAACGCAGCATCTGTTGCGGCTTCTCCATTAACTGGTGGAATGCCTTGGGTTGCAATTAATACAATAAGTGGGGCTTTAGGCGTGGCTTCAGCGATATCGGCAACATCAAAAGGATTAAAGGCTTTAGGCGGAGGTTCAGCAGGATCAGCACCAACTTCCAAGGGAGGGGCAGGAGCAGCATCATCAGCAGCACCCAAACCACCAAGTTTTAATATAGTTGGGGCAAGTGATACTAACCAATTAGCTGATGCGGTTGCAGGTCAAGAAAATCAACCTGTTCAGGCTTACGTTGTAGCGAATGACGTTACATCGGCTCAAAGTTTACAGAACAATATTGTGGAAGGTTCGACAATAGATTAAAAAACAAAAATAAATAACTTTAATTATATATTATTATGAGAATAGTTGAATTGATATTAGACGAAGAAAGTGAATTGGGAATTGAAGCTATAAGCGTAGTTGAGAACCCAGCTATTGAAGAGGATTTTGTCGCTTTAAAAAGCCAAGAATTTAAACTTGCAGAAATAGACGGAGAGCGTAGAATATTAATGGGTGCTTTATTAATACCAAACAAGCCGATTTACAGACGTAATGGCGAAGATGAATACTATATATATTTTTCAAAAGATACTGTCTTAAAAGCGTCCCAAATGTATTTAATGAATAGTAAGCAAAACAACTCAACACTAGAACACCAATACGAATTGGAAGGTTTAAGTTTAGTTGAAAGTTGGATAGTTGAAGATAAGGTACACGATAAAAGCGTTAAGTACGGAATGGATTTGCCTTTAGGTTCGTGGGTTGGTAGTGTAAAAGTGAACAACGATAAAATCTGGAATGAGTTTGTGAAAACTGGTAAAGTAAAAGGTTTTAGTATAGAAGGATATTTTGCTGATAAAATGGAACGCCCAAAAGAACCAATTGATGAGGGGTTATCCAAAGAGGATTTAATGGTACAAGAAATAATCGACATTATAAAAGAAAGCGAAAACAATGAGTAGGTGGTCAAAACTATTTACGCCAAGCAGAACAAGTCCAAAGGGCGGTCGTAGGGGTTGCCTATGCAGGGATAGAGATGCTTATTCAATTGAGTGTTGTAATGGCGATATAATTGCACAAGGAATTGGAGAGACTTCTAAAAATGAAAACTTTATACTTTTAGAAAACGGTGATTTAATACTACAAGAAAATAATTTTAAAATAGAGAGATAATGGCAAACGCAAAAATAAGTGCATTACCAACAGCAACAGAATTACAAGGCAGTGAATTAATTGCAACCGTTCAAAACGGAGACACTAAACAAACAACCGTATCTAAATTTAAAAACTATTTTGTATCTACTGACATAACCGCAGAAGCTGGTGTTGATGTAGATTTAAACCAGTCTATTTATGACGATACTTTTATGTTTAAAATTTCTTGGACTGGTGGCAATGGAACAGCTGTTTATACATTACCAGATGCAGTTACTCATATTCATAGAAAAATAAGGTTTATATCTGATAGTTCTTTTAGCAGTCAAGACCACGCAGACATAACTCCAGCAGCAGGGCAAACGCTAGACGGAAGCAGTGGACATTATAGAATAAATAAAGATTATGAGGGTATCACAATATGGAGCGATGGCGTAGAGTGGTTTATATTACAGAAAAAAGCATAACGAAAATACAAATTAAATTAATCTAAATTATATATAAGTATGAAATCAAACAAAGTGATTGAACAAATCAAAAATGTTTTAAATCTTAACGAGGAAGTTAAGCTAGAACAAGCTAAACTTGACAATGGAACGGTAATTGAAGCCGATTCTTTTGAGTCAGGTGTTGAAGTGTTTATCGTTACAGAAGATGAAAAAGTTGCTTTACCAATAGGCGAGTATTCATTGGAGGACGGTAAATTATTAGTAGTGGTTGAAGAAGGGGTTATATCTGAAATCAAAGAAGAAGAAGCTGAAGAAGAAGTTGAAGAAACCGAAGAAGAAGAAGTTGAGGTTGAAGCAGCTGAAGAAGAAGTGACTTATGCTACTAAAGAAGAATTGGAAGAAGTGAAGTCTTTGGTTGAAGAAATCAAAGCTATGCTAGAACCAAAAGAAGATTTGAGCGAAGAAGTTGGAAACCTTTTAACCGAAGAACTTTCTAAGCACGAATTAAGCGTTGAAAAAGAATTAGCAAAGCCAAGTGCAGAGCCTATCGTTTCAAACCCAGAAGGTAATAAAAACATCTCGAAATTTAGTGTTTCTCCAAACAGAAAAAGCACAACCATTGACCGAGTAATGGCAAGATTAAATAATTAATAACAACTAAAAATTAAATAAAATGAGTGTATCATTAACAACAACTTATGCAGGTGAATTTAGTGGCAAATACATTGCTGCTGCTTTACTATCTGCTGACACATTGGATAAAGGTTTAATTACCGTAATGCCAAATGTAAAGTACAAATCTGTAATTCAAAAAGCAGCAACTGATGACATCGTAAAAGATGCAACTTGCGACTTTCAAACAGATGCAGGAACTTTAACTTTAACAGAAGCGATTCTTGAACCAAAAGAATTTCAAGTAAATCTTGATATTTGTAAAAAGACACTTCACGATTCTTGGGAAGCTGAACAAATGGGCTTTAGTGCATTTGATAGCTTAGCACCAAACTTTGCTGATTTCGTTTTAGCTCACGTCGCTTCTAAGGTAGCCGATAGAACTGAAAAAAATATTTGGTCCGGAACAACTGCAACAAGCGGTCAATTTGATGGGTTTGAAACTTTATTAGCAGCCGATACTGACCTTCCTGCAGCGCAAGAATTAACAGGAGCAGCCGTAGATGCTGACAATGTAATTGGATTTTTAGGTGCGGTAACTGACGCAATTCCAACTGCCGTTTATGGTTCTGAAGATTTAATTATCTATGCAGCATCTGACGTTGTAAGAGCCTATACAAGAGCACTTGGTGGATTCCAATCTGGTGGTGTAGGTGCAAACGGATACGAAAACAAAGGAAATAACCAATCGTTAGGTTCTTTATACTTTGATGGAATTCCAGTTGTAGCAGCGAGAGGGGCAAATGCAGGAACGATAATTGCAGCTGAAAAATCAAATTTATTCTTCGGCACAGGCTTAACTTCAGATTTAAACGAAGTACGAGTGATTGATATGGCTGAAAATGACGGTTCTCAAAATGTACGAGTAGTAATGAGATTTACGGCAGGAGTTCAGTATGCACAAGTAACTGATATCGTTTTAAGAACGACAGTATAATTAATTAACTAATCAAATTTAAAGGGGTGGGTTCTGCCTACCCTTTTTTATTTAAAAAAACTTTAAAATATGGGATGTTTAATAACAAGCGGTCGTAAAGTACCTTGTAAATCAGCGGTTGGTGGGATTAAAACCATTTACTTTGCAGATTACGGAACTTTAGGAGACGCGACAATCGTGGCAGGCGAAATAACTGCCGTAGCAGGAACACCAACGTGGTTTCAGTTTGACGTAAAAGGTAACAGTTCAATGGAAACTGCAATTACTTCAAGTCGTGAAAACGGAACAACTTTCTACGACACAACGCTTAATATGACTTTAACTTTTCAAGATAAAGCTACACAAGAAGAATTAAAATTAATCGCACACGCACGTCCACACGTTGCCGTTGAAGATTATAACGGTAATTTCTTTTTAGTAGGACTTGAAAATGGTGGCGATGTAAACGGTGGAACAATAGTAACGGGAGCCGGAATGGCTGACCTCACGGGTTATACTTTAACGGTTAACGCACAGGAAACTGCACCGCCTTACTTTGTGACGCCTGCGGTTATTACTGCTGATGCTTCAGCGGTTCAAATTGATCCAACGGCTTAAATAGTACTTTTGCTTATAAATTAGGGTTATCTTAACGGATAGCCCTTTTTTTATACCTACACAATACAAAATATTTGTTTTTTATTTATATATTAATATGAAGTTAATTAACACAAGCGGTAATAAAACCTTTAAGATAATTCCAAGAGAATTTACAGTAGGTACATTGAACCTAAAATTAACGAGCGAAAGTACAAATAAAAGTATTACAGTTGATGCTACATCGGTTATTGATGGTAATTATATTTCTTTTGATGCGGTTTTTGGTTCTTTAACTGAAAGCGATTTTTATATTTTAGAAGTTAGTTATTTAAACAATATAATTTATAAAGATAAGATTTTTTGCACCGACCAAGCTATTAACCAAAGTAATGATGAATATTATAGTGTTAATAAAGACCAATATATAAGTGAAGAAAGTTCGGATAACGAATTTATAATAATATAAATATGAACGATTTAAGGATAGTAAATTTAAGTACCTACACAACTCCAGATATTGTTGAGAAATCAAACAAAGATTGGGTTTCTTATGGTGCTGATAATAATTATTTTAAGTATTTAATAGACCGTTATAATGGCAGTCCAACAAACAACGCTATTATAAACGGTATTAGCGAGATGATTTACGGTCGTGGATTGGATGCTTTAAATTCAAATAAAAAGCCAGAGCAATACGCTAAAATGATTTCTTTGTTTCATAAAGATATGGTTCGTAAATTATGTTATGACCTTAAATTAATGGGGCAATGTTCTATGCAAGTCATTTACTCTAAGGATAGAAAAACAATCGCACAAGTTGAACACATTCCAATTGAAAATTTAAGAGCTGAAAAATGCAATGAAAAAGGTGAAATTCAAGGATATTATTATTCAGATGATTGGTCAAAGGTTAAGAACGTAAATCAAACAACTAGAATTCCTGCATTTGGAAGCAGCAAGGAAAACATAGAAATTATATATGTAAAGCCTTACAGAGCAGGATATAAATATTATTCAAGTCCAGATTATGCAGGGGGTTTACAATATGCCGAATTAGAGCAAGAAATAAGCAACTATCATTTAAACAATATCCTGAACGGTTTAGCGCCTTCGATGTTGATTAATATGAATAATGGCACACCAAATGCAGAAGAACGCAAAGCCTTAGAAAATCTTATATATCAAAAGTTTAGCGGTTCAAGTAATGCAGGTAAATTTATACTAGCTTTTAACGACAATCCAGAAAGTGCAGCAACGATTGAGCCTATACAACTAAGCGAAGCACACCAACAGTATCAATTCCTTTCTGATGAAAGTTCTAAAAAAGTAATGGTATCTCATAGGGTTGTTAGTCCTATGCTTTTAGGTATTAAAGATTCAAGTGGTTTGGGTAATAATGCAGAAGAATTAAAAACTGCAAGTACATTAATGGATAACACCGTTATAAGACCGTTCCAGATGCTTTTAATAGATGCTTTTGATAGTATATTAGCATTTAATCAAATGAGCCTTAAATTATACTTTAAAACGCTTCAACCGTTAGAATTTACAGACTTAGAAAACGTTGAGGACGCTGAAACAAGAGAAGAAGAAACAGGGGTTAAATTAAGCGAAGATTTACCAGATGACTTAGGTAGTAATATTGCTGATGAATTAATCGACTTAGGACAAACAGAAGATGAACTATTAGCTGAATATGATTTAGTGGATGAAAGCGAGGTTGATTATGAATTAAACGATGAACTTGACGAAGTAATTACAGACTTAAACACAAAACCAAAACAATCTTTATTATCTAAGGTTTGGAATTTTGTAAGCACAGGAAATGCAAAGCCAAACGAAAAAAGCACACAAGACGGTAAATCAAAACAAGATAGCCAAAAAGGTGTTGAATTTCTAGTAAGATATAGCTATGCACCAGAAAAAGCGGGAGCAAATAGTCGAAAGTTTTGTTCTAAAATGGTAGGGGCTAAAAAGGTTTACCGTAAAGAGGACATCGTAGCGATGGGAAACAAGGCGGTAAATAGCGGTTTTGGTAAAGGCGGTTCTGATACCTATTCAATATGGTTGTATAAAGGAGGTGCAAGATGTAATCATAAATGGTTTAGAAAGACTTATCAAATTAAAGAAGGAAAAAAAAGCCAAATAACAAGCGGTCAAGCTAAAAGCAAAGGTTTTAAAATGCCTAAAAATGCTCAAAAGGTACCAGTAGCACCAAAGGATATGAAGTATAAAGGTTATACGGCTGAATATTGGAACAAAATGAAATTCAAAAACTAAATGGCAACAGCATTATTTATATCAAGAACGGACTTAGTTCGCAATTCTATTTTAGATGGGAATGTAGATACTGATAAATTTATACAATTCATAAAACTAGGTCAAGAAATTGATATACAAAACTTACTAGGTACGGATTTATATAACCGAATAAGCACCGATATTGAAAATAGCACTTTAACAGGCGATTATTTAGCCCTTGTAAACGACTATATTCAATCAACCCTTATATGGTTTGCTCAAGTTAATTATATTCCATTTGCAGCGTATCAAATCAAGAACGGTGGCGTATTTAAGCATTCAAGCGAAACGGCTGAAAACGTTAATAAAAACGAAGTTGATTATTTAGTCGGTAAAGCTAGGGAGTACGCAAACTATTACAGTACAAGGTTAGTGGATTATTTATGTTTCAACCAATCTAAATTCCCTGAATATACAAGCAATAGCGACAACGATATAAGTCCAGATACGGACACCGTTTTCAATGGTTGGGTTTTATGAGGTACAAAGTAAAAGAAATAAACGTTAAACGTTTAAAAAAATATATAGGATTAAAGGCAAATGAAGAAGATGCTAAAAGATTTTATAATGAAATGAAACTTAAATACAGAAAGTAATGATTTCAAATGTAATAGCGTCGGCAAGTTCAGAAGCCGTTAAAAGAGGACATACAAGTCAAAAACTTAGCGTTCACTGGAGGCACTATATTAGTGGAACTGGTTTTTATACTCTTTATGGTACAGGGGCGACCACCACATTCCCTTACGCTTATGGAGGTATTGCGGTCCCTTACAATGGTTATTTTAGTAAATTTATGATGGCGTCAATGCCTTATTCAACTAGACAAAATCCAAGTGGGTATTTAGCGCAATTACAAGTTTATGTAAATGGAGTTTTAAAATCCACTAAATTTGAGCCTTATTCTACAAATGTAAGAGAATCGGTAATATTTAATTTCGGTCAAGAAGTGCCTATTAATATAGGCGAAACAGTAACATTAAGATTTCAAGCAAATGGTCAATGGTGGTATTGTGCGAGCACCTCAATAATAACAGAAAGATAAAATTATGATAGATCCTAAATTTGTAATGATTCCAGCAGCCTATAAAAAGTTTGGATATCCACAATCTCAAAAAGTTTATTCAATACTTCCAACGGCTTCACCAAACGCTGATTTTTCAGCAGGGAGAACCTCATTAACACCGGCCTATGTAACACCAGAAGATACGGTTTTAGAGAGTACTTACGATGTTAGGTTGGATTGGCAGGATAGGAAAACTTGTCCTACTTTGTGGCTAGAGCGTTCCGCAACGAGCCGACTTTTATGGAATGAAAACTTAATTAGCGGTATAAATTTAGGGATATGGCAAACAAGTGGGATTTCTGCTCTACAAATAGCACAAGATCCAACAAATCAAAACAAAGGTTTTGTTCTTACAAATAATGGAACAGTTACAAGTGGGGATTTTGGTATAAAACAACAATTTTGGGGAAATTATGGTTATGTTAGGGGATATGCAACTGTTTCTGTTTATGTAAAAAGGATAGTATCTTACGATGATCTTTGCTATATAAGACTAAAAGACACTCTGAGCAATAGAGTAACTATGAAATTTGATTTTAATAACGAACAACTTTCACTTGAAGATTCTAGTAATCTCTGGACACCCGAAAAAACACGAGTTATAAAAGCAAGCAATGGTTGGTATAGATTAGAATTATCCGTTTTAACGACTGGATATAATGATTGCACTTTTGAAATACAACCAAAAGAGAGAAGTGGGGCTAGGCTTCAAATAGCACTTCCAATGGCTGAAATACTGCCCTATAATGGGTATTTAAATCCACAAGGTTTGTCACATAGTTTTATAAAAACAGAAGGTTCTTTAGTAACACAGGGAAATGAATTTTGTTATGACGCGGAAAGTGATATTTTTAGTAACAATTTATCTGGCTCTTTTTTTGTTGAACTCGAGGAAGTTGAGTTTACAGAAACCGTTGCAGAATCAATGATATCAATTTCAACCGATGATGATGATGATGCGGTTCAATTTATATTTGCACCAGAACCTACATTAAGTCAAACTTATTCATTAAGGGCTAGGGTTATAGCAAATGGAAATAACGTTGCAGATATATTAATAGGCGGTTTTGATAGGTTAAACACTATTAAAATTGCAGCTACTTGGGATGTAAACTATTTTAAATTATTTATAAATGGCGCTTTGGTGGGTACTAGAACAAATCTTGGTTTTGTTCCTGTTCAACAGGATAGAATAAGTTTTGCAAATGGGCAGCAGTATAGTAATTTTTTCGGGAAAGTAAATAATATTCAATATTTTGATGAGGTTATTTCTGAATCACAAGCGATACAAAAAACAACAATATAATGAAAGTAGGAAAATACGAATTTAAAAGTAAAGAACAGGCTCTATCAAAAATTGAAGGATTACCTCATAAAGCTGATGTTGATGGAATTAAACACCCAACTTATAAACACATTATTACTCACTTGGGGAGTGTCATTAAAGAAGATGCTGAATTTGAAAACGGTGTAATGATAAAAGACCCTGTTTATGGTGTTTATCGTTTAGATGTTCTTTGGATTGATATTGAAGAAAATCCGTACGGTTGGAAAACCTATGAGATTGATTTAGACAATGAAGGATTACATACTTTTGGTCTTTCGTATTTAGAAAATAAAATATAATGACAGTACAAGATTTGAGAATAGGAATTTTAAACGCCATCACTTTTGGTGTTAGCTTTACGCATATAGAAAACAGTTTAAAAATTATACTTTTATTGCTATCCATAGGATATACGGCTCAAAAGATATATGAAACGCACAAAAAAAAGAATGACTAAAAACTTTAAACAAAGCGAGTTTGATTGCAAATGCGGATGCGAAATGCCCGAAGATGTTTTAGCTAACGTTACTAAATTAGCAAACCAATTACAATATGTTAGGGATAACGTTGCTATGCCTATAACGATTAATAGTGGTTATCGATGTCAAGTGCATAATAAATCGGTTGGCGGCTCTGAAAACTCTCAACACTTACTAGGTAAAGCTGCTGACATCGTTATTAATGGACTTGATCCTGTTTTAGATACTTACGATTATTTAGACGACCTTATGCGAACTGGTGAAATATTACAAGGCGGTTTAGGAATGTACAAATCTTTTACGCATTACGATATTAGAAGCAACATTAAAGCACGTTGGAATAATGCCTAAATACAAAGAACAAAACGGAACTACAAGGGTAGGCGACGCCTTGCGTTGGTTATTAAAGCAAGGTAAAGAAGTTGCACCAGAACTTTTAAAAATAGCGTCAAACGTCACAGGAATTGAGGCTTTAGAATTATTGGCAAATAAAATAAGTACAGATACCGCTTTAAGTGAAGCGGATAAACAACTTTTATTAGAAGAATTAAACTTCGATAAAATAGAAATGCAAGAAACCACAAAAAGATGGATTTCAGATAATAACACAGACAGTTATTTAACACGCAATATAAGACCCTTAACTCTTGCTTT